CTGACGGTGGAGGTGAGTGCAGCTGACGGCCAGTATCTGGCGCAGGCTAAATGGGACACGCCGCGGGTGGTGAAGGGCGTGCGCTTCAGTCTGCGCCTGACCAGTGGTAAGGGAACGGATGCCAGACTGGTGACCACCGCCATCACCGCAGACACGGAGCACCGTTTCAGCGGCCTGCCGCTCGGGGAATACACCCTGACGGTGCGGGCGATAAACAGCTATGGCCAGCAGGGTGAACCTGCCACCACCACCTTCCGGATTGCCGCACCGGCAGCACCGTCGCGGATTGAGCTGACGCCGGGCTATTTTCAGATAACCGCCACGCCGCATCTTGCCGTTTATGACCCGACGGTACAGTTTGAGTTCTGGTTCTCGGAAAAGCGGATTGCGGATATCAGGCAGGTTGAAACCGCAGCCCGCTATCTTGGCTCGGCGCTGTACTGGATAGCTGCCAGTATCAATATCAAACCGGGCCATGATTATTATTTTTATATCCGCAGTGTGAATACTGTTGGCAAATCGGCATTCGTGGAGGCTGTCGGTCGGGCGAGCGATGATGCGGAAGGTTACCTGGATTTTTTCAAAGGAGAAATCGGGAAAACACATCTGGCCCAGGAGCTGTGGACGCAGATTGATAACGGTCAGCTTGCGCCGGACCTGGCTGAAATCAGGACGTCCATTACGAATGTCAGCAATGAAATCACGCAGACCGTCAATAAAAAACTGGAAAATCAGAGTGCGGCAATCCAGCAGATACAGAAAGTTCAGGTTGATACAAATAATAACCTGAACAGCATGTGGGCCGTGAAACTGCAGCAGATGCAGGACGGACGCCTTTATATTGCGGGTATCGGTGCCGGTATTGAGAATACGCCAGCAGGAATGCAGAGTCAGGTGCTGCTGGCGGCAGACAGGATTGCGATGATTAATCCTGCGAATGGCAACACAAAGCCGATGTTTGTTGGTCAGGGCGATCAGATATTTATGAATGAAGTGTTCCTGAAATATCTGACGGCTCCCACCATTACCAGCGGCGGTAATCCTCCGGCATTTTCCCTGACACCGGACGGGCGGCTGACGGCGAAAAATGCCGATATCAGCGGTAACGTGAATGCGAACTCCGGGACGCTCAACAACGTCACGATTAACGAGAACTGTCGGGTTCTGGGAAAATTGTCCGCGAACCAGATTGAAGGCGATCTCGTTAAAACAGTGGGCAAAGCTTTCCCCCGGGACTCCCGTGCACCGGAGCGGTGGCCATCAGGAACCATTACCGTCAGGGTTTATGACGATCAGCCGTTTGACCGGCAGATTGTTATTCCGGCGGTGGCATTCAGCGGCGCTAAACATGAGAAAGAGCATACTGATATTTACTCCTCATGCCGTCTGAATAGTGCGGAAAACGGTGCTGAAATTTATAACCGGTACCGCGCTGGATAATACGCTGATTTACAGTGGCGTTATTGATATGCCTGCCGGTCACGGTCACATGACGCTGGAGTTTTCGGTGTCAGCATGGCTGGTGAATAACTGGTATCCCACAGCAAGTATCAGCGATTTGCTGGTTGTGGTGATGAAGAAAGCCACCGCAGGCATCAGTATCAGCTGAATTTTATAACCCATATACGGGCGCCAGAAATGGCGCCTTTTTTATTGCAGAAAAGCGAGAGGCAATTATGCGTAAACTTTATGCCGCCATTTTGTCCGCAGCCATTTGTCTGGCCGTATCAGGTGCGCCTGCATGGGCGTCTGAACATCAGTCAACGCTGAGCGCGGGGTATCTTCATGTCTCGACGAACGTTCCTGGCAGCGATGAACTGAACGGGATTAACGTGAAATACCGTTATGAGTTTACGGACACACTGGGGATGGTGACGTCGTTCAGCTATGCAGGAGACAAGAATCGCCAGCTGACCCGTTACAGCGATACCCGCTGGCATGAAGATTCCGTTCGTAACCGCTGGTTCAGCGTGATGGCGGGGCCGTCTGTGCGCGTGAATGAATGGTTCAGCGCGTATGCGATGGCGGGTGTGGCTTACAGCCGTGTGTCGACTTTCTCCGGGGATTATCTCCGCGTAACTGACAACAAGGGGAAAACGCACGATGTGCTGACCGGAAGTGATGACGGTCGCCACAGCAACACGTCTCTGGCGTGGGGGCTGGCGTGCAGTTTAACCCGATCGAATCCGTGGCCATTGATATTGCTTATGAAGGCTCCGGCAGTGGCGACTGGCGCACTGACGGCTTCATCGTGGGTGTCGGCTATAAATTCTGATTAGCCAGGTAACACAGTGTTATGACAGCCCGCCGGTTCAGGCGGGCTTTTTTGTGGGGTGAATATGGCAGTAAAGATTTCAGGTGTACTGAAAGACGGCACAGGAAAACCGGTAGAGAACTGCACCATTCAACTGAAAGCCAGACGTAACAGCGCCACGGTGGTGGTGAACACGGTGGCCTCTGAAAATCCGGATGAAGCCGGTCGTTACAGCATGGACGTTGAGTACGGTCAGTACAGCGTTATTCTGTTGGTGGAAGGGTTCCCGCCGTCACATGCCGGGACCATCACCGTGTATGAAGATTCTCAACCGGGGACGCTGAATGATTTTCTCGGTGCCATGTCGGAGGATGACGTCCGGCCGGAGGCACTGCGCCGTTTTGAACTGATGGTGGAAGAAGCGGCGCGTCACGCTGAGGAGGCGAAGAAGAATGCCGGAGAGGCGGAGACGTCCGCGAGGAATGCCGGCATATCAGCCAGTCAGGCAGAAGAGAGCGCGGCAAATGCTGACACTTCAGCAGGGGATGCATCGGAGTCAGCCCGGCAGGCGGCAGAAAGTGCAGCCGCTGCAAAGCAGTCAGAGGAGGCGTCCTCGTCCTCGGCCTCTGCGGCCGCTCAAAAAGCCAGTGAGTCATTACAAAGTGCAACAGATGCTGAGTTGTCAAAAAAGACGGCAGAAAGTGCAGCCGGTAATGCAGCCAGGGATGCAACGACCGCAGCAGAAAAAGCCCGGGAGTCAGCAGAAAGCGCACAGTCAGCGGAACAAAGCAGGATAGCGGCGGAAGAAGCCGTAAACAGAATCCCCACCGTGGTGGGACCTCCCGGGCCAAAGGGGGAACAGGGGCCCGCGGGTCCTCAGGGGCCGAAGGGTGATAAGGGAGAGCGCGGTGACACCGGCCCTGTCGGGGCAACCGGCGAACGGGGACCGGCAGGTGATGCTGGTCCGGCAGGCCCGCAGGGGCCGAAAGGTGACAGGGGAGAGCGGGGAGAGACCGGTCTGACGGGAAATGCAGGTCCACAGGGTCCAAAGGGAGACACCGGTGCAGCAGGCCCGGCAGGCCCACAGGGACCGAAAGGAGAAACAGGTGCGGCTGGCCCGGTGGGGGCAACCGGACCTCAGGGACCGAAGGGCGACCCGGGGGAGACACAAATCCGTTTTCGTCTGGGGCCGGCGAGCATTATTGAGACAAACAGCCATGGCTGGTTCCCGGGTACAGATGGTGCGCTCATCACCGGACTGACCTTTCTTGCCCCCAAAGATACCACACGGGTTCAGGGTTTTTTTCAGCATTTGCAGGTCAGGTTTGGTGACGGGCCGTGGCAGGATGTTAAGGGGCTGGATGAAGTGGGCAGTGATACAGGCAGAACAGGAGAATGTCATGAACATACTAAAAAAACTTATGCAGCGTCTGTGTGGTTGCGGAAAGCATGATGACCGTGAACACGGGGGAGTTACTTACAGCACAGCTGCGACTGGGGCCGGCAGACATCCTGGAGTCAGATGAGAATGGTATTATCCCGGAGCAGGACAGGGTAGTCACGCAGGTGGTGATACTGGATGCGGATAAAAAGCAGATACAGTGTGTGGTAAGACCGCTGCAAATCCTGCGTGCTGACGGGACGTGGGAAAATATTGGCGGGATGAAGTAACCCGACAGCTTCACAAAACCGGAGTCCGGCTCCGGTTTTTTGTTGGTTAGATGTAATCTGACAGATACCTGTATAAATAACCGGTAACTGTCAGGTCAGAGCTAATATAGGTAATTATATTATAATCACGAGCGCTTAGATGTATTAATGCCATGCTCTGCAAGATGCTGCATCAGACGCTGAGCCACATCAGGCAAAGGTCTTGATTGTTCATTTTGTACTGGCGGCGTTGGCGCAGGCCAGTTAGGTGCCGGAGGAATATGTTCAGCCATATTCCGGGCTGGTTGAATGCCATGCTCTGCAAGATGCTGCATCAGACGCTGAGCCACATCAGGCAGAGGTCTTGATTGTTCATTTTGTACTGGCGGTGGTGGCGCAGGCCAGTTAGGTGCCGGAGGAATATGTTCAGCCATACTCCGGGCTGGTTGAATGCCATGCTCTGCAAGATGCTGCACCAGACGCTGAGCTACATCAGGTAGAGGCCGATGTAAAGCGTTTTTTTCTATACTTGACTGAGTATAAGATGTGGGACGTTGAAGTCCTGATTCTGTATAAGAATTTTTTACCTTAAAAATAGTTGTTGCACTGGCAGGACTGTTGCTGGGAGAAAAAGGTGAGCTGGTTTTTACCGTGTTAGGTGTGCTTTTGTGCTGCGAGACAGTGAAGGTACTGCTGCGTATAGCACTTGATATACTGCGAGGAAGGCCGGAAAAAAAGAATTAATGCTATTTATCATATAGATAACCTTATAAGAGCTTTATTGGATAGTCTTATTTATCCGTTTACATGAAATCTACCTTTTGTGAAATTCTCGTCAATATTTTACTCAAAATGATCGGCTGTAGGAATAAACTATTTGATATTATTACGTTTTTAGAGTTGTTTTCAATCAGCTATAGATAGGGCTTGGCGCCAGAATGGAGAATATTTAACGAGGAATAGAAGCTTTGTATCAGACGGGCTTCCCTAAATAGAGAAGTTAAATAATCAGGATGATGCTAATGAATATCAGGGACAAGGTGAGTGTCTTCATGTTCAGTGAAACAGGGTGTCACAAAAAAGATTGGGGAGGGCTAGAGCCTTCTGCACGAAAATAGTGATGCGACAGATCTGAGATGGCTTTGTATCCTTCTGCCTGGTTCAGGCCTGGAGCAGTCCATGTTTTACAAAAATACTCGGCAGCGTAACGTGTTGCAAGAGCGGCATCAGACGAGGAACCTGAGGTTCCGCTCAT